TAAAGTAATATAATTTTGATATGACAAGAGCAGTTGATCTTCTCAAAAACAAGTTTGGAGTTTCACAACTTTACAAGCACGATGTAAAACAAGACGATGAAATTATCCTCACTGTTTACTGGCACCCTTTGACTATTGCAGAAAGAGAAGCTATTCAAAAGAAAACTGGTACTGATGATACAAATGATTACGCATTACAAATGATGATAGAAAAATCATTAGATAAAGATGGTAATAAGTTATTTCAAGATGGAGATAAAGCTACATTAAGGAGAGAAGTTGAAGCATCTGTTTTAGAACAAATACAAATAGCAATGATTACTGTCGGAACAGAAAAGGAGGTAAGTGAGGCAAAAGCCGATTTAAAAAGCTAATAATGACTGGAAATTTTTATTTTCATTAGCAAAGCAGTTAAATAAGACTGTAGCTGAACTGTGCAATACTTTAACTATTGAAGAGATGATAGGTTGGGCTGCTTTTGCAGAACTTGAAAATGAAGAATATAGAAAACAACA